AATGCGCAGCTAGTGCGTCGATCAGATCAGCGGATGAAGTCTTAGCCATTGCCAGTTAGTTAGCACTCACTAACCTCGATCAGGTTTGGATGCCGCGCCACCATTGCGGCCGCGATCAATCCACCAAGAGCATAGCAGGGACGGCCGAGGAGCAGGACAGGCTACCGCGCCGCGAATGGGTTACGCCCCAATACCATACGGCCTAAGCCATCCGCCCATGCTGCCCCACTCTTGTGTTGCATCACGATCAGCGCCGGCCCCACGATCGAGGCCATCCCAGCAGCAGCGCCAGGTATGTGAGCACTCACTAACCTGGGCCATCCCCTTGATTAGATTAGGATCAGGTGCGGCCGCGGGCCCGGACCGAGGGCCGGCAGGGGCAAATTCCGAGTGAGTGAGAATTTGCATATCACCCCATCCTCCGCTGCTACAGGTTTTGAAACAGGCCATCCTGCTGGTCTAATTGGGGCGTAGGTACAGCGGTTGCATGGCTATTATGAGGAGGATCGGGCCTACCGCGGTGTTTTGTCCAACGTCAGGAGGGGTTTTGTCCATGGGTTAGGTTGGACAAAAGGAGGGAAGTGGCGGAAATGCCGGGGTGGTATGGAGTTTTGTAGAGGGGTGTAAGGGAAGTATAGAACTTGACGGTGGGGATTCAAGGGGTAGAGTGCGCGGAAGTGGAATAAGGGAAAAATATGCACGGATGGGACCAGTTGGGGGCAGAGGAGAGGGTGGAGCGGCTGCGGGAGGTGTTGGAGGCGGTGTTGAAGGATTTGCATTATGCTGCGGGGATGCCGAGTGCGCAGAAGCTGAGGCTGCTGGAGAAGGATGATGCTCGCCCCCGACTTCCCTGAAGACGTAGTGCATTTGCCCTCGGTGCGGCCGAAGGGTCTTCCCCGGACCTGTTCGGACGAGGAGTTGTACGAGGCCGTCAAAGCTTGGCTCCTGGGTCTCCCTGTGGATAACGTGGCGGAAATGCTCCACGTGGAACCACGGGCGGTGGTCTACTGGATCGAGTCCCCGGAATGGCGGCAGGTCGTGAACCTGTGTATGCCGGAGGTCGAGGCCGATTCCAAGGGGAAGCTTCTGCGGACGATGTCCCTTTCCCTTGACGAATTGGAGAAGCGGATCCGCGAGGGGAACCCGGTGATCAATTACGAAGGGGTCGAGGTGGGGAAGACCCCGGTGAAGGCCAAGGACCTTGCTTCCATTGCGAAGACCCTGTCCGACATGAAGGACAACGTCATGGCCGGCGGCAAGGGCAAGACGAATTTGCGGGACCTCGCCAAGTACCTGGAAGACATGGTGAAGGGGAAGACCATCGAAGGGGACCGTGTCTCCAATTGAACTGACGGGGGAGATGGTCGAGGGCTTCGTTTCGGAGTTCCTGTGGGACCGCTTCTACGAGAGGCTTCCTCTGGCGCCCTGCCACCGCGAGTGGTGGCGCATGATGTGTCTGGCGAACAAGCGGGTTGCGATCGCCGCTCCGCGGGGATGCGCCAAGACCACCCTTCTCAATCATTCGATGGGGCTTGCCCAGGCCCTGTTCCAGGTGTCTCCCTTTCAGTTGAAAGTCTCCGCGAGTTACGAGCTCGCCTGTGAGCGCATCCTTGCGATCAAGAACGAGATCGAGGAGAACGAGAAACTTCGCCTAGCCTTCGACGTTGCCGACATCGTCCGCGATCGGGAGAACGACATCATTGTTCAGTTAGGGGGCGACTACCAGTTCCGTGTCGTTGCAATAGGAATGATGCAAAAGACCCGCGGCAAGGCGTGGGGGTCCATACGTCCTTCCTCCATCGACTGCGACGACATCGAGGACGACGAAGAGGTCTTGAACAAGGACATCCGCGAGAAGCAGATGGGCTGGTTCATGAACAAGCTTCTGCCGATGGGGGGAGACTCAACGCGGTACAGGGTCTACGGCACCATCCTCCACATCGACTCGCTCCTCTCACGACTTCTCAAGATGAAGGGCTGGGCAACAGGTCGTTGGGAAGCCTGTGATGCGGAGGTCTCTGAAGACTCGCTCCTGTGGCCGGAGAAGTTCGACTCCGGACGCCTTCAGGAGATCAAGGATATGTTCATCTCCGAAGGGAACCTCATTGGCTTCAACATGGAGTACCGCAATCTGGCAGTCGATTCTGTCTCTGGGTACATCCAGCCGGGGGATTTTCAGGAAATGTCGGAGGCGAATCACAACGCGAAAAAGACGTTTTACGTGGGAGGCGACCTTGCCATCTCGCAGAAGGAACGTCGGGATCACTCTGTTTTTGCAATCGGAGGTCTTGAGGAAGACGGATTCCTGGATATGGTCGATCTTCGACGCGGACGTTGGGATGCTCTGGAGATCATCGAGGAGATGTTTTCCATCCAGGAGACCTGGGGTCCGGAAGAGTGGTTCATAGAGAACGGCAAGGAATGGCTTGCCATCAAGGCGCCCTTGGAGCAGGAAATGCGCCGGCGTCAGGTCTTCATGCGGATTACTCCGATGGTCCCGACCAAGGACAAGATGACCCGCGGCCGAAGCTTCCAGAAGCGCATGAGAACGAAGTCCGTCTTCTGGGATGCGGAAACGACCTGGTATCCCGATGCGAAGGAGGAAATCCTCCAGTTCCGCGGCAAGGCCGAAGCCAACGACATCTTCGACGCCGATTCGTGGCTGTGCATTGGAATAGACTTGCGTGGTCTCGAGCCCCAGTCCGCTGAAGACGAGGACGAGGAAGAATTGATGTGGGCGAAGCTGAAGGCAGCGCAGGACCAGCCTTCGTCGACCCCTAACTGGACGGGATACAACCGATGAGAGCCACCGATAAAGAATCTCCCATGAAGTTTCCGCTCAAGAAACTCATGGAGTCGCCCAACATCTTCAAGCTGATGAGCGACGAGCAGGTGAAGGAGATCGTGTCGGAGTGCATGGAAGGCTATCGGGCCGACATCCAGTCCCGAAGCCAATGGTCGGAACGACAGGCCGCGGCGAACAAACTGGCGTTGCAGGTCTACGAAGCGAAAAGCTTCCCCTGGCCCGGAGCCTCGAGCGTCAAGTTCCCCCTCATCACCGTCGCCGCCCTGCAGTACCACGCCAAGGCGTACCCGTCCCTCATCGACGGCAACGACTTGGTGATGTGCAAGGTGTGGGGACAGGACAAGGACGGGAAAAAGTCCCAGCGGGGTCAGAGAATTTCAAGCCACATGAGTTGGCAGAACCTCGAGGAAGACTCGCATTGGCTGGAAGACACCGATCGACTGCTTCTCGCACAGGCGATCTCCGGCACGATCTTTCGCAAGAGAATCTGGGAGCCGGGGCCGGGGAAGCAAAAGACCATGGTGGTCCAGGCGAATGACTTGGTCGTGAATTACTACACCAAGAATCTTGACGACAGTCCTCGTTATACCCATCGCTTCTATCTGACCGCCAACAACATCAAGCAAAGGCAGATGGACGGGCGCTTCCTCGAGCCGGCCGCTGCGCCGGATCAGGGCGGGGCGGAAGACGACGACATCAAGATTGCGAAGGAAGCCTCACAGGGCGTTGAAGAGCCGGAAGTCGAGAAGACAACCCCGTGGTGGATGGGCGAGCAGTACTGCTGGTGGGATTTGGACGGCGACGGCTACGAAGAGCCGTATGTCGTGACCTTCGACATCAACTCCGAAGTCGGCTATCGGATGGTAGCGCGGTTCCTTCCCAAGTCCATCCGGACGGTCGACGGCTCCAAGTGGCAGGACAAGGCCAAGGTCTACAAGATCACCCCGGTGCGGATGTTCCAGAAGTACGGCTTCATCCCTTCCCCTGATGGCGGGTTCTACGACCTGGGTCTGGGAAGCCTCATGGGGCCGATCAACGCCTCGGTGAACGACTCCTTCAACCAGATTTTTGACCTCGGGACGCTGAAGGCGTTGGGGGGCGGCTTCGTCGGCAGGGGATTTCGGGGTAAAGGTGGCCCCATCACGCTGCAACCCGGTGAGTGGTTTCCATTAGACGCTCCGGGCGACGACATCCGCAAGAACATCATGCCCCTTCCGACCGGAGAGGCTCCAGAAATTCTGTTCAAGGTCATCTCCTTCCTCGTCCAGTACGCGGAGCGGATCGTAAGTGCCACAGACCTTCAGGTCGGAGAGAACATCGGCCAGAACACGCCGGCCCAGACCGCGCAGACCATGAACGAGAACGGGCGCCACGTCTACAACGCGATCTACAAGCGCACCTGGAACTACATGAAGGGCGAGTTCCGCATCCAGTACGACTTGAACCAACTCTTCATCGACCAGAACGTGAGCCTTGACGAGTTGATGGGCGAGAACGGGATGCTCTCTCCGGACGACTATCAGGAATCGAGACTGACTCTCTGTCCGGCCGCGGATCCGTATGCCACCTCGAGCGGGGAAGCGGAGAAGAAAGCCGAGAAGCTTCTGGCGATGGCGTACAAGGTTCAGGGCATCAACAAGTTCCAGGCGACGCGGGCGTACCTGAAGGCTGCGCGGTTCCAGAACGTGGAGCAGATATGTCCTCAGCCGATGGCGCCGGGGCCGGATGGACAACCCAAACCCGCGCCGGACTTCCCGCCGCCGCCGAACCCGAAGGTCATGCACGAACAACTGGAGCAGCAGCGGTTCAAGCTGGAGCAGCAGGACTTCGAGCTCAAGAAGCAGGAGACCATGATCAACCTGAAGAAGGAAGTGCAGGAGTCTCAGGCGAAGATCATGGAGTTGTACGCCAAGGCACAGAAGCTTCTGGCGGAAGCAAAGGGTGTGGAGACTGGACACCAGATCGCATTGATCGATGCCCAGATCGCTGCGGAGAAGAACCACAGCGACAAACTCATGAAGATTCTCGACATGATGCAGAAAGGAATGAAGGATGCCTCAACTCAAGGGGAGTCTGCTCCGGGACTGGCAGCGGGCGGCGGGAACGCAACTGTTCCTGGCGGACCTCAAGGAAATGGAGCAGGAACACAAGGACAAGTGGGCGCAACGGGGTTATGAGAAGTCAGATGCTCACGAATGGGTCGTCGCAAATTCGATGGTCCTCGGTGGCATGGCAATGCTCGACCACATCATAGGTTTTTTGGAGAACACGAATGAACCAACTGAATCAGTCGGGACTGACGCCGACGGCGGACAAGATACTGGTGAAGCTTCGTAAAGTCGAAGAAAAGGTCGGCTCCATCATCGTTTCCCATGCCACCGTCGATAAGGAACAGATTGCCCAGCAGATCGGCGTTCTCGTTGACTACGGCCATCTCGCCGCGGAAGCCCCGGAACTGGAAGGGATCGAACTGGGAGACACCATTCTCTTCCACCGCTACTCCGGGATGCACTTCCCCATCGACGGCGAGAGTTACTGGCTGATGAAAGCAAGCCAATGCTGTGGAAAATGCACCAAGCTTCCCGATTTCGTATTGGGATCCACCTCGACCTCGTTCGCGGAATTCGGGGCCAATGTGCCGAAGGCGGCATAAAGGGTTGCGTTGTAAAACCATTGTGGTTATAAGGCGGGAATATGAATCAGCAAGTCAGACAGGAAACGCCCGGAAATGAGGCCGGCGGCACGACTCTGGAAGACATCCTTCCGGGGTTGCCCGATCCATCCGACCTCGAAGTCGACCCGGACATCGCGGCGATCGACACCTCGGGTCATGAAGACCTCGCTGACGCCGATGCGGCTGCAGACGAACCGAAGGTCGCACCCGTCGCCAATCCGAAGGAAGAGGACGATGCACGGCAGTATGGCTGGGTCGACAAGGCGGCATGGGTAGCTTCCGGAAAGCCGGAGAAGCAATGGCGCTCGGCGACAGAGTTCAACGAGTTCCGGGCGCAAGCCACCCCGATCCTCGCCAAGGAGAACAAGCAACTGCGCGAACGCCTCGAGCGGCTCGAGCGCGACCAGGAAGTAAGGGCGCAAGTCGAAGCCGATGCAAGACGCAACATCCAGAAGGAATCCCTCACGCTCAAGCTTCGGCAAGCGCGGGAAGAGAACGACTGGGATGCGGCCGACAAGATCGCGGAGGAACTGCTTGACATCCGTATTGAAGAAAAGGCGCGTCCCAAGCCCGAACAAGCTGCGAACCCCAAGGCCGCGGAGGAGTTCCAGTCTTTTCTTGGTTCCAACACCATCTACAAGACGGACGAGAGTCTGCAGGAAGCCCTCGCCGTCGAGGTTCGCTCATTGATCCAGGTCCGCGGCACGAACGACCCCGCGGGCGTTCTCGCCAAGGCCAACGAAAGGGTGCGCAGGATGTATCCGGAGAAGTTTGCGAAGCCGAACCATTCCATGGCGGACGGCGACGGCGGTGGTGGTGGTGGTGATTCGGCGCCCACGCTCGGCTGGGGTGACTTGAAGCCCGACGTTCGCCGGCAGTACGAGAATATGCTTGGTGGCGGCGTCACCAAGGAAGGACTGCTGAAGCGTCTGCGCCAGTACCCCAATGTCTATTTCGGCCGGAGATAACCCATGAAGGATTATCTTGAAGAGGGTGCGCAGGAAATACGGAAGCGTTCCGACAAGAAGCAGACGAGACTGAACGCGGAAAGAGAAGGCAGAGAAATTTCCTCACGCGCAAGGGTCAGTACTGCGATGAAGAATGCCATCCACAAGAAGTCGGAAACCAAGATCACCTCGAGGTAATCATGCGCGGACCCTCACCCTACAAAGGTCACCCCAAGTCGGAGTGGCCGAAGATCAAGGCGGAACTCGATGCGAAACGTGCTGAAGCGGGCCATGCTGCTCCTCCTCCGGATGTGCGCGAACCTGCTCCTGCAATGGAGTCGGAACGTGGCGTCATTCCTCCGAACCTTTTCTCCGGCGACCAGAAGCAACTCGAGGTATTAGGACTCGACGGCACGCCGCAGGACCCGATACCGGGATTCAAACTGTACTGGTTCAACGATGTGGATATCCGCATCAGCAAGGCACAGCGTAGTGGATATGTATTTGTCGAGCGAGATGAAGTTCTCCTGAGTGAAGGACTTGTTTCAGGTGATGATGTAGCGGGAAATCATGTGCGGAAACTGGTGGAGTCGAAGGGCGAAAAGCCCGTCTACGCCTACCTCATGAAGAAGCCGATGTGGATTGTCGAGGCTCACGACCTTGAATACAGCAAGGTGAACGACCGCGTGGAGGACATGGTCCGGCGCGGACAGTTGAGCAAGAATCCGCAAGAGGTGCGGCAGTACGTGAATGATGGACGAGCTCCGTCCAACCTTCCGCAGAATCTCACCGAAACCAAGTCGTATACTTCTCGTTAGGAGACCTAAATGGCACAAGTTGCAAAACCATTTGGCTTCGCTCCTGTTCGCACTCTCGACGCCAATATGCTGAACCAACAGGCGACTCGGTACTACATTCCGAGTTCCGACGGTTCCGCCTTCTACATTGGCGACATGGTCAAGGTTTCCGCCGGCACCGGCGCGGATCTGGCCGGCGTGCCGCAGGTTGTGAAGTCAGCGGGTACGGACACGGGTCGGGGCATCATCGTCGGCGTCGAAGTCGCCAACGTGAATGCACCATCGCTCGCGGGCGCGTCCCTGCTGCTGGAAAACGTCGCCATCCCGGCGTCGAAGGGCAAGGACTACTACGTCTACGTCATCGATGATCCGGGTGTCCTGTTCCAGATTCAGGATGACGGCATCACCACGGCCAATCTTGTCGCGGCAAACGCGAACAAGAACTTCAGCGTCACCGTCACCGCGGGTGCGACTCTCCAGTCGGCCTCGGGCTCGGTCATGCTGTCGTCGTCGCTCAACACGACACAGGCCCTCAACTGGCGGGCGATCGGTCTGTACCAAGGACTGAACAACGGCCAAGCAAATGCGTTCGGTGCTTTCGCCCTCTGGTTGTGCAAGTGGAATCAGCACGACCTGAACGGCAACACCGTCGGCGTCTAACTCGGGAGATAAATCATGGCTGGTGGCGTAATCACTACTGGTTCCCTCCCGAAACTGCTGTGGCCTGGGCTGCAGGAGATTTTCGGCGTCGGATACAAGAAGCACGACAAGACGTACCCCCTTCTCTTCAACACGGTCAAGTCGGACAAGAAGTACGAAGAGTATGTCGGGGTCACGGGTTTCGATCCGGGCGCGATCAAGCCGGAAGGGACCTCCATCTCGTACTCGTCGCAGCAGCAGGGGTTCGTTACCCGGCTGACGAACGTCACGTATGGCCTCGGCTACATCGTGACCTACGAGGAAATCAAGGATCTCCAGTACCCGAAGATCACGCAGTCGCGGACGAACTCGCTCGCTTTCAGCATGATCCAGGCGAAGGAAATCAACCTGCACGCCTTCTACAATCGGTCGTCAACGGCCGGTTACGTGGGTGGCGACGGCGTAACGCTCGCCTCGACGGCGCACCCGAACGTTTCGGGCGGCACCTATGCGAACACGCCGACGGTAGCGGCTGACCTGTCCGAAGCATCGCTGGAAGATGGCCTCATCGCCATCCGCGGGTTCCAGGATGACAAGGGCCTGTTCATCAACTGCCGTGCGCGGTCCCTGATCGTTCCGCGTCAGGAGTTCTACAACGCGATCCGCATCACCAAGAGCGTGTACCAGCCGGGAACGAGCAACAACGACATCAACGCCCACAAGGCGGTCGGCGCGATTCCGGAAGGCGTCATCGAGTCGGTCTACCTGACGGCTCCGCATACGTGGTTCCTCCGCACGGATGCAGGTGGCGACGGTCACGGCATGATCTTCCAGGAGCGCGAAGCTGTCCGGTTCTTCTCCGACAACGACTTTGACACGTTCAACTTCAAGGCCGGTGCGATGGAGCGGTACACGGGCGGGTGGGACGACCCGCGTGGCCTGTGGATCAACCCTGGTCCGTAACAGAACTTCCCGGCCCCTTCGGGGGTCGGGGACCAAGGAGGCAGCATGAAATCGAAGGGCGGTAGCGGGCATCATTCCAAGTTCAAGGGTCGCAAGGCCGGGAATTTGGGTCATGTCGGCATGGCAGGGAAGTCGAAACACGCCGCGGGACCGCTGGCATCGTCCAGCAAGAAGCGGCGCTCGCGCAAGGCCGAGTTCGGTTAACCCAAGGAGATCGTGATGGCGAAAGCGAAAAAGAAGGTCGCAAAGTCGCGTGGCGCGACCGGCAAGCCGGCGTTCAAGGGTGCGAAGGTCAAGACCAAGCAGCGCAAGTACGTGGCGGCTTGATCATGCCCGTCAACAACCAACGGCGCGATTACGGCGAGACCCTGCAGAAGAAGGCAGCGGAGAAGCCGATCGAGAAGCAGACTCTTCCCCCGATCTACGGGAATCTGAAGAGCAAGCAGAAGCAACCGTAACCAACGTAATCTCTGCGAAGCCCTCGCTGTCGGAGGGAGCCCAAGTGGAGTCAAGGAGATAAGCAATGCCAGCAGGTATCAGCCCCGGCCGCTTCTCGAGCGGCGTTTCGACTGCGCGGAAGGCTCTGGATCTGTACGGGTATCTCCCCGTGCCGTTCCCGTTCATGACCAACCAGTATTTCGATGACTTCAACACGTACACCGCGGGACAATGGACCGTCGCGCCGGCTACCGGCACCTCGGCTCTGACCGCGGGTCTGGGCGGCAACCTAACGCTGACGACCGGTGCGGTTTCCGGCAACGGCCAAGGGAACGCTCTGAATCCGGTGTCCTTCGCCTTCACGCCGGGATACCAGACCTGGTTTGAGATCCTCTTCACCTGTGCCAACGGCAACATCCCGAACTTCGTGGTGGGCCTGACGGCAGGTGGTGCGGCTGCTCCGACCTCGGGGGTGTACTTCACCAAGGCCACCGCGTCGAGGAACATCTCGACGCTCATCAACAAGGCCGCGTCCATCACCACGATCAGCAATATGCCCGCCCTGCAGGGGGCTTCGCTGGATGCCACCGCCCTGTCGCTCGGCTTCTACTACGACGGGAAAGCCACGCCGACCCTGTACTTCTACTCATCGGCCGGTCTCGTCAGCAACACTTCGGCAAGCCCGACGCCGACGGCATTCGGAGCTCCCCCGATCTATGGTGGCGCGATCGTCGGCTCGGCTTCGGCGGATCCGGCCAACCCGAATCCGCTGACCAACCTTCCGACCGTCAACCTGCAGCCGTCGTTCTTCGTTCAGACGAATGCAGCGTCGACCACGACGATGGTGGTGGACCGCATTGCGGCCGTGTGCGAAATCAACCGGTTCTAAAATGCACATTGATCTGGAAAATGGGCGACTGGATGTTGACATCACCCATGACGGGGCGAGGAACGCCACCTTCGACATCGTCGGAGAAACCACGGCCGACCTCGACCCCATCCGGATCATCGACATCAAGGAACTGGTGCACGAAGCGGGTTACAAAATCACCCGTCTGCGACTCGACTGGGTACAATACTATGTAGGCGAGGGACTTTCCGCAGAACTGCTGTGGGAAGGCGAGGATGATGTCCACAAGCACATCCTCACTCTGAGCGGCAAAGGACGTTCAGAGCATGAAAAGATGGGCGGGAAGCAGAACAATTCCGTGAAGCCCACCGGAAACATCATGCTGGCAATATCAGGTTCCGACGGCAAGCGAAGGACATTCTCGATCGAGGTCGAGGCCGTTAAACAATTCACCTGAGGTTGGCATGAAACAGTCCAGAGTCGTTATTCCGGCAGGACAGACGAAAGTCCTGATGCCGGACTACTTCAACACGGTCATGACGATCCAGATCACCATCATCGGTGGCTCGAGCGTGGCCGTGACCGGAACCGCGGAAGACCCGAATGATCCGTCGTACACCGCGACCTACGTTGCGTTGCCGGCGCCGCTCAATGCGGCCATCGTGGCGAACGGCATCTTCCCGATCTCGCTTGCCCAGTACCGCGGGCTGAAGTTCGTGGTCACGGGCGGAACCTCGGCGGCGGTTACGATCCTGCAGGGGTCCGGTGACGGAATGGTCGGCTGATCATGGGCCGCGCCGATTACTTCTCGGCGGGCAATTGGAACGTCGTCTGCGACCAATGCGGAGAGAAGTTCAAGTCTTTCCAGCTTAGGAAGCAATGGGACGGTCTGATGGTCTGCAAGCGGTGCTGGGAGCCCCGGCATCCGCAGGACCTCATTCGCCCCATCAAGGACGATCCCGGTGTGCCGTGGTCGCGTCCGGATCCGCCGCCCATCTTCGTTGACCCGTTCCCCAGCAAGTATCCGGGGATGCTCGGGTCGACCACACTAGACGGAGACATGGTTGGCTAATGTCCAGTTCGCCAATGCAGTAGCCGGAACGCTCACGGCCTCGATGTCGTCGGTGCAGACCACGATGTCGGTGGCGCTCGCCCCGTTCTCGCAGAATTTCCCGTCGGTCTCGAATCCGACGTACTTCTACGCGACCCTGGTCGACCAGTACAGCTACGCCAACGGCATCAACCCGCCGCAGTCGCGCGAGATCGTCAAGGTCACGCTCTACACCGGCTCGGGGGCGATGACCATCACGCGGGCGCAGGAAGGGACGACGGGAGTCGCGTGGGCGCCGGGAGATCGGGTTGAGCTCCGTCTGACCGCGCAGGGGATTGTCGACTCCATTGGCTCCGGTACGGCTCCGGCGGCGGCGACGTATGTCACGATCAACAACGAGACAGGTACGCTTGCCAACTCGAGCCGTATCGCGGCCGGGAATGGGATCACACAGGCAAATGCGGCCAATGTCCTGACGACGAGCCTCACGCCAATGGCTGCGGCCGGCGTTCTTGGCGCCACGGCGCCGGGAGCGGTAGCGCAACTCACGCCCGCGCAGACCGCGACCATGATCGGGGCTTTGACCACCGCGGGCGGGGTGGCGAATCTCCTGACCGGCCTGGATGCAGCGAAGCCCGCCTTCGGGACGCTCAACCGGTACTACCTCGCCACCGACACCGCGGTCCTCTACCGGGACACGGGTGCAGCATGGGTCATTTACGAACCCGCGCACACGGGCGATGTGACGAACGGCGTAGGCAGTCTTGCCTCGACCATCGCCAACTCTGCCGTGACCAACGCCAAGATGGCGAACATGGCGGGGAACACGATCAAGGGCAACAACACGGGTGGCTCCGCGGCGCCGCAGGACCTGACGGTCGGGCAAGTCTCGGCAATGCTTGGGATCACCGCCAGTACCTCGCTCAACACTCCGTACAACGCCGTCATCAATGGCGGGATGGTGGTAAACCAGCGCGGGGCGACGGTGGCTCTCTCGACCGCGGCCCAGTACGTGATCGACAAGTGGACCATGTGGTTCTCGTCCGGCTCTGCGGTTTCCGGAAGCGGCACGCAGGGAACAGGGGGCACGGTTGGTCGCACCGGCTACTACTTGAGCGGCACGGCTCTGGCCGCAACCGGTACGTCGCAGATTTCATTCCGCACCAGGATCGAATCACGGGACGCCGTTCGCTACAAGAATGCGACCGTGTCGGTCAGTTGCTTGCTTGCGCAGAACAGCGGCTCGAGCCAGAACGCGGTCATCGTCGTGCGCAAGGCCACCGCGCAGGACAACTTTGCCGGCGTGACCGTGATCAGCACCTCCGGGTCGATTGTGGTCCCTACAGGGCTTGTGACAGGAACACAGGGAGTCTCTGCTGGAATTTCTATGGGCGATTGCTCCAACGGGATCGAGATCGAGATTCAGCTTCCGATAGGGAACAATCCTGCCGCCCTGTCCGCGTACTGCACCGAGGTCGTCCTTGCCGAAGGGGTATCGACCCCGGCGTTCCCGTACCTTCAATTCGAGGACGAACTGGCCCGCTGCAAGCGGTACTACCAGAAGACCTTCCCGTATTCGACGACGCCTGCCCAGAATGGTGGGGTGGCCGGGTCTCTGGTGTTCATCGCTGCAAGCGCGGGGGCGACCACCAACCGGTTCGCGCAGGAATACGAGATTCCGCTTCGTGTCGGCTCAAACCCGACTCCGACCACATACAACCCGTCTGCAGCGAACGCACAGGCTAGAGACCTGACCGCCGCGGCTGACACTTCCGCCATGACCCTGACCACGACGAGCGAGCGCGGCATCCAGGTGGCGCAGGTCACGGGGAATGCGGGGACGACCGTGGGCGGGGCGATTGCTTTTCATTACACCGTGGATGCCGACCTGTGAACAAGATAGTGGAGGAGGACCTTGTCCCCGATAGGCGTTCTCTGGATGCAGAATTTCGTGGTCACATTCAGGAGCATCTTGACCGACTAGACAGGGAAATGATGGAGATAAGGGCGCAGCAGACGACCATCGCACAACAACTCGCAGCGAACACAGCAGCCGTGACACAACTGACCGACCTTCTCAATGCCAGCAGGCTTGGCACCAGCGTGATCAAGTACCTGATCACTATCGGGACCGGTCTGATCGTGGCCTATGCTGCATACAAGGGGATAAAGAATTGATCACGCTGCGCGAGCTCGGTTTGCTCTGTCACAACCCGGACGACTGGCTCCTGCCGCTCAACAACGCGATGAGCCTGTACGAGATCGACACCGAGGAGAGGATTGCGTACTTCCTCGCGCAGATTGCGCACGAATCGAACAGTTTCCTGACTCTCGAGGAGAATCTGAATTACTCGGAGAAGGGTTTGCGGGAGACCTTCCCGACTCATTTCACAGGGGACGAATTTGCCACTTATTCGCACCAACCTGAGAGAATTGCCAACCGTGTCTACGCGAACCGTATGGGAAATGGCGACGAATCGAGTGGTGATGGCTGGGAGTTTCGAGGGAGAGGACCGATTCAGGTTACCGGAC